TTAAAAAGAAATAACATTATCCTTTTTCTTAACTTTTACTCTGTTTGGTAAATCAAAGGCGCTCTCATATACATCTCGGTTATCCTCAACTGCATGTATATATTTTTGAGCTGACTCTATGCTGTAGTCTCCCAGATGCTTAGCTATGTTTGGTAAAGGGACATTAGCATAAGCTAACAGTGTCGCACTTGTATGTCTTAACCCGTAAGGCGGGATATATCTTAAGTCATGTTGTTTACAAAACTTACACCAGAAATCCCTGAATTTTCCTTTGCCCCAATGAGATCCGTCGTCTAATGTAAAGACATAATTTTCTTCAAAAGGAATTTTTAACTTTAATTCTGCATATTTCATCTTCTCATTATTTTTATGGGCTTTTAAAAGCGACAGTGCATAGTCTGTCAAAATTGATGTCCTGACATTCTCGTTTTTTGTACTCTTATAAATATATCCTTTTGTTGTAGCCGCTAAAGACTTGTCCACCAGGATCTCTTTTCTTTCAAAGCTAACTTTATTCCATACTAGTCCCATAATTTCAGCAGGTCTAAAGCCGCAGACATAGGATAGGACAAAATAAGTTAATTTATCAGTAGTAGCATACTCTGACAGCTTTTCTAAGTTTTCTTTTAACTCGTCTGGAGTGTAAAACTTAGATACAGACAAGGGCCTGTTGGGTACATTAACTTGAATTTTACTTGCAGGATTTTTATCCATTATATCTCTTTCAACGCAATCTTCAAATATTGCTTTTAAAACTGTCAAATAATGTTTTTTAGTTTTTTGTGACAGTGGCTTACCATCAGCTTTTTTAGCATTATCAAGCATAGAGAAAAACTTTTTTACATCTAAGTCACTTATAGTCTTAATTTTCTTGTTACCAAAAAAAGCATAAGTCCTATTTCTTAGATATCTTACATACCAGTCGATAGTGTTTTGCTCACGCTTTTTATTTTTTATAAATATCTTTTCAAAGTAATCTTTTAAATTTAAGTCTCCAGGGTTGGAAACTTCATTTAATTCTTTATCTACCTCTCCTTCTAACACGGCTTCCTTGGTAAACAACAAAGCATCTAGTTGTCTACCAGTAAGTTCAGTTTCTAGGGTCAAGGTTTTTGTTTTCCTTGCACCTGTGCTATAATTTTTCTTGTCAATTCGTATTTGGTAGCGACCGCCACCTAAGTCTTTGATTGCCATTTTGCCTCCTAAATAGGATACAAAAAATCAATCTAATAGAATTAATTAAACAAATGTGGTATAATTGTTTTGCGAAGGGAAAAGTTAATATTTTAACTTTTAGTAGGGGATGTGCTTGTCACGTCCTCTATTTTTTTTAATTTTTATAATCATTTGCTCTAATACCGTTAAAAAATATTATTAACAATAATATCATGACTATTAAAATCCATTTACTTTGGATTGCCAAATATAAAAGAAAATATATTACAGTTAATGGCAATATAGCAAACTTAAATATCTTTAAATTTCTCTCTGAAGTTCCTCTTGGTTTATCGTAAACAACTTCATAGTAAGACCTGTAAGGTAAATTGTTTGATTTATTGATCTTTTTATAGAGTTTATAGACTTTTTCTTTATTATTTTTAGTCAGATCACCTTCGAAGAAAACAATGTTTTTATTATCGTAGATTGTGACAATATTATCTTCTATAAGAATTTCACTTATATTATCAAATGATAAGTTTATATTAGTATCAATTTTTTCTGATGCTTTTAAAAGCATTGTGTCCATTATAATAACGAAGTCACCATTTTGATTATAAATAGTGTCATTATCAGTGGAACTTGTAATGATTCTTTCTTGTTCGATATTTAAATTTGGATTATCTTCCGTATTGTTTTTTGTTGAAGAAATTACATCATTAAGTCCAAAGGTAGTTTTGTTATAAACTTTATTATATACAGATTTTTTTGGATCATTAATTAATCCCATGCCTTTTTTCCCATAAGTTGGATTTATTGCTCTTTTTCCTGCTCTCTTATATTTAGAAGTTGTTCTAGCTTTAAAAGATTTTTTAATGCTAGGTTTTCTCATTCCAATTTTCATTTATATCGCCTCAAAATTTAAGATAGTAGAATAGAGAGTGCTTGCGCACTGCACTCTCTATTCTTTTTTACTATAAACTCCTACAAGCTTTCCCAAAATTCTTATATTTCCATCTGTGTAGACCCGAGGCCAATCCGTCATGTTTGGATTTTCAGCTTGTAAAATTACACTGTCGTTGGTCTTGCTAAATCTTTTTAGAGTAGCCTCATTTTCTAAAAGAATAGCGCCGATTTCTCCATTTTCTAAGTCTGGTTGTTGTCTTATAAAGACTATGTCTCCGTCAAAAATATTGGCATTTATCATACTTTCACCTTTAACAGTTAGTCCGAAGTCTGCATGAACTCTGCTGTCTATAAGAAAGTAATCAATAATATTTTCTTCTGCTAAAATTGGAGTACCAGCTGCAATAGTACCTATAATAGGGATTGACTTGGCATTTTTAAGTGGTTCTTGTTGAACTTCGTTGTTTTCAGTTAAGTCTGTCCTTCTTACTCCAAAATAATTTGCCATCTCTTGAATTTTATCTGGTCTTGGATAAGTGTTTTTATTAAACCAATTAGATACTGTCGTTTCAGGATATCCCATCTCTCTAGCAAATTCAGTTTGTGTCAAATCTAATTTTTTAAGATAAAATATCAAATTCTTTACGAGAACATCATTCCTATTTTCAATCATTTTTTACACCTCCTTGCTTATTTGTTATCTATATAATACCCTTTTTAGGTAAGAAAATCAACATAAAGTTATAAAAAAAAGAAAAAAACTACCGAAAAAGAGTTGACACTCCCGAATAAAGGTAGTATAATAAAAACAACTTAGTGAGAAAGGAAGTGATTAAGTGACAAACACAATAACTTTAAGAGCGGCTAGAGTTAATGCTGGCTTATCTTTAAAAGATACTGCTGAAAGAATTGGCAAGAGTTCTAAGACGGTCAGTTCATGGGAAAGAGGCTTAGTGCCAATTAAGGCAATTGATTTTGATTATTTATGCACTGAGGTTTATAAAATCAATCCAGCAATAGTAGAAATACCAATTGTTAATGACGGAAATTACGACGAGTAATTTTTTTTGGTCTAATACTACCGAAAAACGGTAGGAAAGAAAAGGAAGGTGAACAATGAACAATTTAAAGGTTTTTGAAAATCAAGATTTTGGACGAGTAAGAACATCGATTATTAATGACGAACCTTGGTTTAGTTTAGCTGATGTGTGCAGAATTTTGGAAATCAATAATCCAAGAATGGCTAAAACAAGATTAAATCAAGACGGTGTCAGTACTACTGACATAGGGGTAGTAACTGGTAAAAAAGCAGATGGGTCGGACGCTATTCAAAATGTGAAGATGAACTTCATCAACGAGTCTAATCTCTACAAATTAATCTTTCAAAGTAGAAAACCAGAAGCTGAAAGATTTGCTGACTGGGTTACGTCAGAAGTGCTACCAACAATTAGAAAACATGGAGCATACATGACAGAAACAGTCATCGAAAGAACTCTTACAGATCCAGACTACTTGATACAACTTGCAACTACTCTCAAAGAAGAAAAGCAAAGAAGAATTGCAGCGGAAGAAGAAAATGAAAGAAATAGACCTAAAGTCCTATTCTCTGATTCCTGCGAAGTTGCAGAAAATTCAATTCTTATAGGCGAGTTTGCCAAGAGATTGAAACAAAATGGTCTACCAAACATGGGACAGAACAGGTTATTTGCTCTGCTAAGAGACCAGGGCTATCTCTGCAAGGGTGGAGAAAGACGAAACCAACCGACACAAAGGTCAATGGAACAAGGCTTATTTGAAACCAAGGTAAGAGTAATCAATAACCCAGATGGCAGTACAAGAACGACTACAACTACAAAAATGACTGGTAAAGGACAAATTTACTTTACTAACAAGTTTTTGGGGTGAGGATTAAAAGGTTCAAAAAATTAATCTTTAGAAAGGTTAAACAAATGTGGTGATTTGATGATTGAACTAGAAAAAAAATTAGATGAAATTATAAATCTTTTAGAAAACGCAAATCAAAGTGTATATGACTTTGAGGGCGCCTGCAAGTATTTGAAGTGTAAGGACACTTATTTAAGGGGGCAGATAAAACAAGGGAAAATAAGATACAAGCTAAAGGGCAGGGACTATCTTTTTAAAAGAGAGTGGCTTGATGATTGGATGGAGGTATAAAAATGATTAAATTTAATCGATTTAATTTGACGCTGATGGTAAGGCGAGCAATAGGCATAGCCTTAGCTTTCATGACGATTTATTTGCTAGGTTTGTTTTTTATAAAATCAATCTTTTATGTGCTTTACACAGGCACAAAACTTATTGACGGACTTTTTAAGTTTTTGGTGAGGTGATGAGATTGAAAGATTGTTATTGTCATACTTGCGACAAAGAATTTAATTCTCTTGGTATTGCAAGACACAGAGCAATGCACAGAGATAGGCAAGAGGATTGCAAGATAACCTATAAAGACGGAAAAACGCTTAAATATAAGTTTAGCCAGGTGGTGAAGAAGTGAAAGCAAATAGAAGAACTGCGACAGGTATCTTAAGGGCATACCTTGAGAAAAATAATATAGCCGATGGAGAAGATTTTGAAATACAAGACTACAGGAAGTTCCTGGCAGAGGAAAGAGAAGTTTATTGCAGACAATACGGTATCAAAGTTTTCCACGATTATGGGAAATTTTTAAAGTATGTAAAAAATAAGTATTTAAAGAGGAAGTAAGAATGAAAAAGAGCAAGAAAAAAGTCCCAGGTCGGCTAAAACTCAAGGACTAAAATATATAAATATTTGCTCTTAGTATATCACAAGGAGTTAGAAAAATGAAAAAAATAGAATGTTTTGAAACCGAAGATGGAAAATTGTTTAAAACTTACGCAGATGCATTGATGCACGAAAAAGAAGAAGAAGTAAAAAATGATTTACGTTTAATCTTAAATGCAAGCATAATAACTGGCGATTTAATGAAAAAAAATGTTGGAGAAAACAAACTTTGTAACAATCCTATTGACGCACAAATCTTTAAAAAATTCTTAGTAAGTTATATGACAGAAGTCATGTTAAAGGACTTTACAGCCTTTAAGTTTCTATTTGACGGAGGTTTATCATGCAAATAAAAATCAAAAGCTTAAAACTAGAAAACTTCAAGGGAATTAAAAACTTAACAATAGACTTTAAGGACACAACTAATATTTATGGGGACAATGCAGTAGGCAAGACTACAATATTTGATGCTTATTCTTGGCTTTTATGGGACAAGGACAGTTTAAATCGCAAGGACTTTGCTATAAAACCTTATGACAAAAACGGCGAGGAAGTCCACAACTTAGAATCAGTAGTTGAGGGGGATTTTGCCTTTGACGATACAGACCTTAATCTCAAAAAAATCTATAAAGAAGTCTGGACTAAAAAGCGTGGATCCACACAAGCAGAATTTACAGGTCACACTACTGACTACTATATCAATTCCGTCCCAGTTAAGAAAAAAGAGTACAACGAAAGAATCGAAAGTGTCTTGTCTGAAGATAATTTCAACCTGCTTTCAAATCCACTATATTTTAACCAATTTTTGGTAAAGACGGAAAGAAGAGAAATACTTCTAAGCCTTATAGAAGATGTAAAGCCAGAAGATATTATCGCAAAGAATAAGGACTTAAAAGAATTAGACCTAGAAACTTATACAGTTGATGAACTAAAGAAAATTGCAAAAGATGCAGCAAGAAAAATTAATAAAGACATTGAGTCTATACCAGCAAGGATTGACGAGTTAGACAAGTCAAAGATCCATGATATAGATTTTGATGCTCTGGAATTTAGGAAGAGAAGCACACTCCCAGCTATAAAAGAGATTGACGAAAAGCTTGCTGATGCATCGAAGATGGCAGAGGGAATGACTGAGATAACAGAAAAAATTACTGAATTGCAGAAAGAAAAGTCTGACCTTTCAGAAAAGTATCAAAACAAATGCTTTGAAATAAATCTAAAAAATAAAAATGTATTGCTTGAAAAAGAACACGATAAATTAGCACTTGAAGAAGCGAAAAAGAATATAGAAAAGCTTAAAGATCTAGTTGAAAAGGCTAGGGAAGAATGGCAAGAAGTTCACAAAGAACAGTATCAAGGAGACTTTAAGTGTCCAACTTGTGGTCAAGACCTATTGCCAGACCAAATAGAAAAGACGATGGCTAACTTTAACAAGAAAAAGTCCGAAAAGTTAGAGAGCATCGAAGAAAAAGCGAAAGATTTAAAAGTGAAAATTGAAGAGTGTGAAAAACTTATAGCAATCTATGAAGTCAAAGAATATAAGGAAGAAGACCTGCCAATGGAACCTATTAGAGTACAAGAAATTGACCAGGAGCTTGACGAGGCTAAGGAAAAATTAAGTGATTTTTCTTTAGACGATAAAAGGGGCTTACTAGAAAAGAAAGAGTCCTTAAACGCAGATTTGGAAGAAATAAACAAAAAATTATCTCTACAAGGACAAAACGAAAAGATTGATGAAAGAATTAAAGAGTTGGAGTCTCGAGAAAAAGAACTTGCCAAATTATACGAAGAACAACAAAGAATTATTTATCTTTGCGAAGAGTACACAAAGGCTTATGTAGACCTAGTAAGCGACAAAATTAATGACAGTTTTGACCTGGTAAAATTTAAGCTTTTTGAAAATCAAATAAATGGCGGAATTACAGAAACTTGCGAAGCTACTTTTAAAGGAGTGCCTTATAGCGACTTAAACAATGCAGCAAAAATAAACGCAGGTCTTGATGTAATTAATAGCTTGTCAGACAAACTCGATTTAAAAGTGCCAATATTTATAGACAACGCAGAGTCAGTAAACGAGTTAATTAAGACAGATACACAGTTAGTAAGGCTAGTAGTTAGTAAGGATAAGGAGCTTAGAATTGATTAAGGTTTTAGGTGCTTGGTGGTACGGAACCATCGGAATTGTAAAAGTCTTCAATGGATATGAAGTTAAATACTACATTGGCACAGGCTATGGCCAAGACGAAAAAGAAGACATAGACAAAATTTTAAAACATGGAAACAGGTTTTATCCAGAGGTTTTTGAGGTGGAAGAATGAGAGCGTGGATATTAAGTGCAGACGAAAGCCCAGAAAATTATTGTAGTCTTGTATGGGCTGAATCAAGAGGTAAAGCAAAAGCACAAGCTAATTATGATGGTCCTTATATGTATCAGTACAACTTAGAGGTAGATGACTTTACAAGTATCAGAGCAATTAGAGCTAAGAGCTTGGATAACGGCGAAGAATTGTCAGAAAAAGAAATTTGCTTGCGACTTATAAAAAACTATGGATGGAGTTTTTATGTAGGTAATGAAATTTATGACGAAGATAACGTTGGAGAATTTGAAAAACTTTTTGAGGTGGAAGAATGAGAATATTTAGTTTACAAGATGAAAAATTTGAAGAAATGCAGAGGAGTTTAAACGCATCAATTGTCCATGTTGCAAGGAAAATAGCTGCTGGAGAATTTGAACAAGGCGATATAACTTTGAAGTTAAAGATTGGAACTGTATATGAACAAAAAGACGAAAAAGCTTATAAAATGCCAGCTTTTAACTACAAGATAGGCACTAATTTACAAAAGAAATCAAGCTTAGACGGTGGAGATGCATACCAGGGCATGGAATTTAAGCTTGATGATGGTGTCGTTGTTTTGGAAAAAGTGAAAAGTAATCAAATAGATATGTTAGATGAGGAGGACGAGGAAGAATGAAAATTACAATAGAAAAATTATTAAAATTAGGTTTTAAAAGAGAAACCATTCCAGAGCTGGGGAATAAGGTGGGTCTAGTTTTGTATTTAAACCAAGGCAAAGACAGGTTTTTACACAGATTAAGATTGTATGAACTAGACGAGCCAGAGGAATTGTTGATAGATTGTTGTTATTTAAACGGTTGGGAGACTGTAGATGAAGAAGATTTTTTGATAAATACAAATGGTTTATCATCTAATGCTGTTGAACATTATAAAGAGATTTTAGAAAAATTAAGAGAGGATTAAGAATGAATAGCGTAAATTTAATTGGAAGATTAGTGAGAGATCCAGAACTTAAATACAGTCAGTCAGGAATGGCTATTTTAAATTTTACAGTTGCAGTTGACAGAAAGCTAAGTAAAGACAAAAGAGAAGAAGCTGAAAGAAATAACCAGCCAACAGCTGACTTTATCTCATGCACAGCCTTTGGTAAAACTGCCGAAGTAATTGCAAATTATCATAGCAAGGGAAGTCAAATTGCAGTTGAAGGAAGAATCCAAACGGGATCTTACGAAAAAGACGGAAGAAGAATTTACACAACTGATGTTTTAGTAAATAGTATTACTTTTGTGGGTTCAAAAAACAACTCTAGCGGTGGAAATTACCAAAATAGTAATAACGAGCAAGATGACTATAGTGATGAGGGATTTTTCCCAGTAGATAATGACGATATCCCATTTTAAGGAGGAATAAAAAATGAAAGTTAAAGATTTAATAATGAAATTAATTTATTGTGATCCAGAAGCAGAGGTTAGATGTGTAACCTATGAAAATGAGAATGAAGATGCTGACGAATTCGCTTTAAATATAAGGACTTTAGAAGATTATGAAGATAATGTTGATTTGGTCCTTGATAATCTGAATGTTGGTAGATTTAATGAGGACCATGTCTTCGAGATACTAAGAAATAAAGTCCTTGCATGGGGAAAAGATAAAGACTTGCTTCATGACGATATTGCAGAAAAGCAGTTTATGAAGTTTATGGAAGAAGTTTTTGAATTTAGAGATGAGTGGCTTTTATTTGTTCACGAGTACAATAAATGCAGTTACGGAGAAGCTCGCAACGACCCAGAAGTTGTTGAACTCAGGGGAAACATGAAACTTGAAATGGGAGATGTTTTTGTAACTTTAATTATACTATGTGACCAATTAAACATGGATCCAGTCGACTGCCTAGCTAGAGCTTACGAAAAAATCAAGGATAGAAAAGGAAAAACTATAAACGGAGTGTTTATCAAAGAGGGAGATTTAAAATGACAAATATACAAAAACAAGGACAAGTAAGTCCAGTAAACCAAATGAAGAATTTACTTGCAAACCAAGGTATGCAAAATTTATTTGCTGATGCCTTAAATGAAAATAAAGACAGGTTTTTAGCATCAATTATAGACCTATACAATGGCGACACTTATTTACAGGGTTGTAATCCTAAAGAGGTTGCTATGGAAGCACTAAAGGCAGCTACTCTTAATTTGCCTATCAATAAGTCTTTGGGGTATGCCTACATCGTACCTTACAAAAATAAGGGTAAATTAACACCACAATTTCAAATTGGCTATAAGGGATATATCCAAATGGCACAAAGAAGTGGACAATATAAGGCTTTAAACGCAGGAATTATGTACGAGGGTATGGAAGTCAAAAGAGACTTTTTAAGAGGAACCTTTGAAATAATCGGAGAACCTAAGTCTGATAAAGTTATCGGTTACTTTGCATATTTTCAACTTTTAAATGGATATGAAAAAGCGGTTTATATGACAAAGGACGAAGTTACAGAACACGCTGAAAGATATTCTCAATCTTATGGCAGTGACTACAGTCCTTGGAAAAAACAATTCGACGAGATGGCACAAAAGACTGTAATTAAAAGACTTTTAAGCAAGTATGGGGTTTTGACAACAGAGTTCCAAGACGCCATGAAAGAAGAAGAGGACAGAGAAGTTTTAAGAGCGACTGAAAACAATGCTATGCTTGAAATGACAGGATCAGACGAGGAAGAAGCTATTGAAGTAGATCCAGATACTGGAGAAATCATTGAAGATGATGTAAAGGCACCATTTTAAGGAGGAATAAAAAATGATAGTAAGCGGATCAAGAGGAATTTTATTCTATCCTGATAGGGTTCAGGTCGTAAAAACTCCCGATGGTGAATATGACATAATTGCAGAAAACAAGGACTACTCGGTTATGCTATATGAAAATGTATCAAAAGCAAATATAGAAAATGTTATGCGTAGGATTACTTTTCAAATAAAACGCCAGGTATTTAAAAATGAAGATTGAAGTTATAGCCAGTGGCAGTGCTGGAAACTGCTACAAGGTAAGTAATAAGAATACTACACTCTTAATTGAGTGTGGTATTCCTTATAAAAAAATTCAGGAAGCATTAAATTTTAAGACTACAGATATTGACGGGGTCTTAGTAAGTCATGAGCATGGAGATCACTCAAAAGCTTGTAAGAATTTAATTAAGGCAGGAGTTAATTTATATATGACTAAGGGCACTAAAGAAGCTTTGAAACTTGACAGTCATAGGATTAAGAGTTTTAAAAACTTTGGAGATTCTTATTTTGATGTAGATATTGGGAGTTTTATTATCAAACCCTTTAAGACAATTCATGATGCTAAAGAGCCAGTGGGATTCTTAATTTGCGACATCTTAGCAAAAGAAGAATTGGTATTTATCACAGACACTCAATATTCTATTTATAGTTTTAGTCCTGATTATTTTATGATGGAAGTTAATTATGACAAAGAAACGATTAATGATAATCCAGGTTTAAATGACAAACTAAGAGAGAGAATTAAAAAGAATCATATGTCTTTAGACACCGCTATTAATTTACTAGAAAGATCAGATTTATCAAGGCTTAAAAAGATATATGTAATGCACTTATCAGATGCTAATTCTGATGCCGAGGTCATAAAATATAGACTCCAAGAACTTACAGGTGTAGCTATAGAAATTTGCTAGGTGGTGATAAGTATGGCAAGCCAAGGCTGGGTTAGTATCCATAGGAGTATTTATGACAACTGGATTTGGAATAACAAAGAGCAATTTGACAAGAGATCAGCTTGGATTGACCTGCTTTTAATGGTAAACCACGAGGACAATAAAGTTTTAATTGATGGTGAACTAAAAATTGTTAAGCGTGGGCAAAGAATAACCAGCTTAAATAAGTTGTCAAAAAGATGGAAATGGTCAAGAAAAAAAGTTACAAACTTTCTCCAAACATTGGAAGAAGATGACATGATAATCTTAAAAAAGGAACAAGGTAAATACACCACTATAACCATTGTAAATTACAGCTTTTACCAAGATGACAATTTACAAAAAGAACAAGTGAGGAACAAGTGGGGAACAAGTGAAGAACAACTGAAGCACATAAACAATAATGATAATAATGATAATAATGATAATAATGATGATGATATAAAAAAACGACTTAAAAAAATTAATGATTTGGTAAATAAAAAAGTATCATCATCACAAATCAAAAAATTTCTAAAGTTTAATAGTCTTGATGATCTTGATAGGTTGGTAGAAAAAATTAAAGAGAGCGACTATTTAAAACAAAATATTGATTTTAATAAGTTGGGCAAGAAGTTTTTAAAGAAAGTATTTGATGATGAATATAGGACTTATGAAGAAGTGAACAAGAACACCTTTAAGAATTTTGAACAAATAACAGACGATTATACAAGTGATGAGCTAGAGGATATGGCTATGAGAAAGCAAAGAGAAGCCTTTGAAAGGTTAGGGATAAAGATATGAGTAAAAATTTATTTGGAGAAGAACAGTCGGAAAAAGAAGTACAGGACTTAATTAGAGGAGCCTTGGCGCCTTATGCCAAGGTTTGGAATGTTACCACTGGAGTCTTTAAGGTTAAAGAAGGCCCAGTTACTAGATGGATAAGGACATTCCCAAAGGGAACTCCAGACTTAATGGGTTTTAGATATAGCGACGGAAAGATGTTTTTTATAGAGGTTAAGAATTCCAAGGGCAGATTGAGTTCAGAGCAAAAGGAATTTATGAAATGGGCTGAAGGTCATCCTATTTTATGTGGTGTTGCAAGGTCTGTTGAGGATGCTTTTAATATTTTAGAGATACCTCTTTGGGGTTAGGAGTTGGAAGATGAGACCAAAAGACTACTTATTGCAGGTTAGACATATTGATAATGAGATAGACAGCAAAATTAAATTATTGGAAGATTTGAGGGCTCGTGCTATGAGTATTGGAAGCTTAGAGGTTAAGGACAAGGTTCAAAGTTCTGGCGGTCTCGATTTTTCTGACTGGATGGATAGATATGTGGACTTGCAAAAAGAAGTGACTGACAAGGTTGATGAGCTCATTGATTTAAAGCAAAGGATAATTTCTCAGATTGATAGAGTGGAGAATCCTCTTTATAGGCTTATTTTAGTCAGCCGTTATTTAAGAGATATGAGGCTTGGAGAGATTGCTGCTAGATATAATTACAATTATGGCTATATCAAAAATGCACATGGTAATGCTCTCTTGGAGTTTAAGGCTAAGAATCCGGAGGTGTTTCATGATTGAGTACCCTGAATTATTAGTTTCTGCAATTATTAAGAGGGCGGTCTATGATTACAAGAATTATCCTAAGCTGAGAGCAGAGGTAAGGAGATTTATTAAGTCTGATTATTTTAGATCAATTACGGATTTAGATCCAGACGCTCTCTTGGAAGAGTTAGAAAGGCAGTGCAAAAAGATGTGACTTTTTTTGCCGTCAAGCTGTGATATAGTTTAAAGTGGAAATAGAAAGATAAGTAATCACCTCCATTATTAATATAGATTGCATGAACGAACGGATACCATTTTAAAATATTTCATTCTTATCTTTCTAAGGTTAACACGTAGACCTTACGAGGCTATGTGTTGGGTAACTACATACATTAGTTGGCTAGGGGCGGGAAGCTGGTATGTAATTAAAGACTGATAAGGCACTTGATATTAACAAGTGTCTTTTGTTTTATAAGGATTGATTGTTTGGCTAAAGATTATGCAAAGAAGTTTTATAAGTCCAAAGCATGGCAGAAGTGTCGTGCTTCTTTTATTGCAGAAAGAGAAGCGATAGACGGTGGACTGTGTGAGCATTGCAGAAAGAAAAGAGGATATATCGTCGACCACATCGAAGAGATTACACCAGAGAATATAGATGATGTGGATATTATTCTCAATCATAATAACTTACAGTATCTTTGCTTAGAGTGTCATAACACGAAAACTTTTAAAAAGCATCATGCAGTTGAAGAAAATTTATTTTTTGATGAAGAAGGAAATATTTTTAAAAAATAAAATTTAAAAAAAATAAAAAATTAGATGATAGTCCCCCTATCATAAATGATACGCATTATCATTTGGGGACCGGCAGGGGTACACGAAAAAAACGCACAGGCAGTTTTTACATAACCCCCACCCTTAGAATTTATAGAAAGGTAGGTGGAATTAAATGACAGTGGAAAAAGATAAAGAGATTAAAAGAGAAATTACACGACTTACAAATTTATACAAGGATGTAGACAGAGTTAAAAGACTTACTGCTAAAAATTTAATCGAAGAGGCTGCGTTTATGAAATCTACTTTAAAGGAATTGAAGTTTCTAATTGACGAAAAGGGACCAATTGATGAGATGCCACAGGGCGATTACTCAATCTTGAGAGAACACCCTGCTTTAAAGTCATACAACACTATGGTGCAAAGATATTCTGGAATTATTAAACAATTAATGGATCTACTTCCAAAAGAACAGCAGAAAGAAATCGATGATGGCTTTGAGGACTTTCTAAATGACAAATAAAAATCCTATATACGATTATTGGGAGTGGATGAATGAGAACAGAATTAAAGTTAGCACCAAAGTCTATAAGACTTATGAATACATCATAGGCTTTTTAGAAGACCCAGACAGTGAGTGGGAGTATGACAAGAAGAGAGCAAATCACGCTATAAACTTTATAGAGCGATTTTGCAAGCACTCTAAGGGCAAGATGGGCGGTAAGCCTTTTATCCTGGAGTTATGGCAAAAGGCTAAGGTAGCAGCAACATTTGGAATAGTCCATAAGATAACTGGCGAGAGAAAGTATCAAAGAGTAGTTTTAATTGTTGCCAGGAAGAATGGTAAGTCTACTTTATCGGCGGCGGAAGGTTTATATTTGTTTATTGCTGATGGCGAACCTGGAGCAGAAATATATTCTGTAGCTACAAAAAAAGACCAAGCAAAGATTATATGGCTTGAAGCAAAACGTATGGTAAAGAAGTCGCCAGCACTTAGTAAGAGGATAAAGCCTCTAGTAGCTGAACTTACTTGCGACCTAAACGATGGAATCTACAAGCCAGTAGGCAGAGACTCTGACACACTGGATGGACTCAATGTACATGGGGCAACTATGGACGAGATCCACGCTTGGACTGACAAAAACTTATACGATGTAATTGTCGATGGTACAAGTGCAAGGGATGAACCCTTGATTCTAATAACAACAACGGCAGGAACAGTCAGAGAAAATGTTTATGATGATATCTATGACGAAGCAGAAAGAACAATTAATGGTTATTTTGATCCAGATGGATATAAGGACGAGAGGTCCTTATTTTTAGTTTATGAACTTGATGATAGAAAGACCTGGAAAGATGAAGAAACTTGGATGCAGGCTAACCCTGGACTGGGAACAATAAAAAAGACTGATGCCTTAAGAGACAAGGTCAACAAGGCTAAAGCCAACAGTAAGCTTGTTAAGAACTTACTTACTAAGGACTTTGACATACCAGAAACAACGGGCGAAGCATGGTTGACATTTGAGACTATCGACAATAGAGAAACCTTTGACATGGCAGACTTAAAGCCTAGATACTGTATAGCTGGTATCGACTTGTCAGCAACTACTGACTTAACTTGTGCAACTATAGTCTTTAAGGTGCCAGATGATGAGACAACTTATGTAAAGCAAATGTACTGGCTACCGTCTGACTTAGTAGAAGTTAGAAGTCATGAGGATAAAATTCCTTATGATGTCTGGGAAGACAGAGGACTTTTAAGAAGGTCAGGCACCAACAAGGTGGACTACAAAGATATAACCAAATGGCTTTTAGAAGTTCAGAATGAAATGGACTGCTATATATACAGAATTGGTTACGACAGGTGGTCTGCACAATATTTGGTAGATGAGTTAGAGCAAACATTTGGCAAGATTACAGTGCCAGTAGCACAAGGTGCTAAGACTTTTTCCAATCCAATGAAAAGACTTGAAAGCGACCTTAGAGCAAAGAAAGTCAACTACAATAACAATCCAATTACAAAATGGAACTTGTCTAACGCAGCTATTAAGACTGACACTAACGACAATATCGCACTATGTAAGACAAGTAACCCAAGACGAAGAATAGACGGAGTGGCATCTCTTATGGATGCACTTATAGTTTTTGAAGATAATCAGGAAGAATATTTAGCTTTAATTTAAGGAGGTGAATAAAATGGGAGTTTTTGATTTTTTAAAAAATAAAGATGAGACTGTAAAAGTCTCTGGCTATAAGATGGTAACTGAAAGAGGCGAAGGTTTTTATGCTTACAACGGAAATCTCTACGCATCTGACATAGTGAGGTCTTGCATAAGACCTAAGACACAAGCTATAGGAAAGGCCGTGGCTAAGCACATAAGAAAAGACGAAACCACAACGCAGGTAAATCCTGAAGTTTATATAAGATTTTTATTAGAAGAGCCCAACCCTTATATGTCTGGACAGATGCTGCAAGAGAAGCTTGCAAATCAACTAGCACTTAACAACAATGCCTTTGCACTCATAGAAAGAGATGGTAATGGACTTGCTAAGGCAGTCTATCCGATAAACTCTAGTAGCGTAGAAGCTTTAGAAAATAATCAAGGCGAAATCTTTTTAAGATTCTTAATCAAAAGCAAGTACTACACTTTTAGATACTCTGATGTCATACATCTTCGCAGAGACTTTAACAACAACGACATCTTCGGCGAGAGTCCAGCCAAGGCTTTGACTCAACTTATGGAAATTGTAAACACCACAGACCAAGGGATAGTCAAGGCAATCAAGAATAGCAACACAATTATGTGGCTCTTAAAATTTAACAATGTATTGAGAGAGGAAGACATAAAGAGACAAACCAAGGAATTCGTTGAAAGTTTTTTGAGTGTTGACTCTGAATCTGCTGGAGCAGCGGCGACAGACTTAAAGTTCGATGCTCAACAAGTAGAACCAAAGAATTATGTACCGAATCCAATGCAAACTAAAGGGACTGTAGATAGAATTTACAGTTTTTTTAATACCAATGAAAGCATTGTACAGTCAAGCTACAACGAAGACCAATGGATCTCATATTATGAAGCAGAGATTGAGCCAGTACTAGTGCAAATGTCTAACGAGTTTACAAGAAAGCTATTTACAAGAAGGGAAAGAGGATTTGGAAACAAAATTATTTTTGAATCGTCAAACCTTAACTTTGCATCTATGCAAACTAAATTAAATTTAGTCCAATTTGTGGACAGAGGAATAATGAACCCTGACGAGGTAAGAGAAATCCTTAATATGGCGCCAATACCAGACGGACTGGGACAAAGCTATATTAGACGACTTGATACACAAGAAATAGATAGCGGAGGAGGTGAAGAAGATGAAAACGAAGATTAATGGCACAATAGTCAGCAATGACGACAAGTGGATTTACGACTGGTGCGAAATGGAAGCCTTTTGTCCTAGAGACTTAGAACTTGTAGATGGACAAGATGTAGACATAGAAATTAACTCACCAGGCGGATACATCTATCCAGCCTCTGAAATTTACACAGCACTTATGCAGCATAAAGGCAATGTCAACATAACAATAACTGGCAGAGCTGCAAGCGCTGCATCAGTTATAGCCATGGCAGGAACTAAGGTTGTCATGAGTCCAACAGCGCAGATGATGATACACAATGTCAGTGCTAGTGGCTCTGGAGACTACAGAGACTTTGAACACTACGCAGAGCAACTTAAAAAATCCAATGACACCATCGCAAATGTCTATATGCTAAAGACTGGAAAGACAAGAGAAGAAATTCTGGCTCTTATGGACTATGAGACATGGTTTACACCAGATGAAGCACTAGAAAATGGCTTTATAGACGAGATATTGACTAAGTCAGACAGTGCAGATGAATTTAGATTAGTAGCAGCAAGTGACTTTTTAATTCCACAAGCTGTTATTGATAAATTAAAGCAAGAGAGAGAGCAGGAAGAATTAAACTTATTGAAGTTAAAGGAGAAAAAATAAGATGAACAAAGAAAAATACTTAGAAATGAGAGCAGCTATGCTTGATGAGGCACAAAACCTTATCAATGAAGGCAAAATTGAAGAAGCAGCAACAAAAAGAGCCGAAATTGAAAAGTTAGATGCAGACTTTGAAGAAGCATCTAAAGAACAAGCTAACTTAGATGCACTAAATAATGATGATGAAAAAGTTTCTGATATGAAAAATCTATCAGTAAATGAAGGAGGTTTAAAAGCAGTGGAAAAAATCGAAAAGAAAAATCCAGTAAACTATGAAGATGTATTTGCCAAGGTGGCACTACAAAGAGATCTTAACGAAGATGAAATTAATTTATTTAACGAAATGAACCCAGAAAATGTGTACACTCACAACACAACAAATACAGAAATTGTAATTCCTGAAACTGTTATTGGTGGAATCATCGATACTATGCAAGAATTACACCCAATCCTAGCTGATGTAGTACCAACTAGAATTAAGGGAACTGTAAAATATGTTAAGAGAACTGGTATTCCAGCAGGAGACGCTGACTATTACGATGAAGCAACTCCAACAGCAGACGAAGAAAACAAGTGGGGAGAACTTACTCTTAATGGCAAGGAATTATCAAAGGCAGTTACTGTTACTTGGAAGCTACAAGCTATGGCAATCGCTGACTTTATACCATTTATCCAAAGGGAACTTGGGGAAAGAATGGGTGCTGCAAAGGCTAAGGCTTTTGTGAAAGGTAAAGGCGACGCTAAGTACCCACAAGGTGTAGTGACAGCAATCGAAGCTGAAGCAAGCACACCTCAAAAGGTAGCTTACAAATCAGCAGATGGATTAACTTACAAAGACATCACAGCAGCTATGGCAAAGATTAAATCTGGTTATGTAAGCGGCGCAAAGATCTACGCTAACAATGCAACAGTTTGGGGAACTTTAGCCAACTTAATGGACGGTCAAGGAAGACCACTATTTATCCCTGATGTAACTACAGGTGGAGTAGGTAGAATCTTTGGAATTGTAGTAAAGGAAGAAGATGCTATGGGCGACGGAGAAATCCTAATTGGTAACATGGCAGCAGGTTACAAAGAAAACATCTCTGAAGATATGAAGCTAGTTACTGAAAACCATGCAAAGGCAAGAACAACTGACTTTGTAGGATACGAAGTACACGACGCTGGAGTAATTGACGAAAAAGCTTTTGCTTACTTAGTTAAGGGAGTATAAGCATGGCTTATAGAGTTGTAAGTGGATTTCAAGACACCGAAACAGGTGTCTTTTATGACATCCACGAAGAAATCGATGAGAAAAACAAGAACTTAAAGAAGTATCTTGATGCAGGTGTAGTTGTAGACGACGCACCTAAGAAAAAGGAAGTAAAGAAAACAGAAAAGGGTGATTAAAATGACACCTGAACTTTTAAAATACTGCAAGCTTTTATTGAGACAAGCAACGACTGATGCTTTTGACGAGGAAATCAAGAGTTTAATCGATGCTTGTCTTTTAGATTTAAAGATAAGTGGAGTAGGAGAAGTTGAAGACGAACTCATAAAGAGGGCTGTAGGTATCTATGTTAAGGCTCACTTTGGAAGTGAAAACCCAGATAGAGACGGACTAATAGAGTGCTATAGATCCTTAAAAATCCACCTAGCTTTAAGTCAAAAATATGGAGATGAACTGCCTCATGAAAAAACCAGTGGAAATTAAACTTAGATATAAACAAAGTAAGGGTCAGGACGAGTGGGGCAATCCAATAGAAAGTGTTAACTATAAAGACATAATTGCTATTAAAAAAAGCGTTACTAGAAATGAATTTTATAAAGCGGCGACTTTAGGACTTAGACCTAGCGTAGTATTTGAAATTTATAAAGAAGAATATAACAACGCTGACGGAGTAATTTATAATGACACAGAATATACAATTATAAGGGATTATGATATTTCTATGGATAAGGTTGAGCTTATATGTGAAAGGAAAATATCAGATGTCAATTGATATTTCTAAGGATCTTAAAGAAATTCTAAACGACTATGCGGTCGAAGTTAGCAAAGAAGTGGACAAGGCTAGTGAATCAACAGCTAAAAATGTTACTAAGGACTTGAGAGCTAGTAGTCCAAAAAAAAGTGGCAAGTACGGAAAATCCTGGTCAAAAAAAGAAGACAAAGGTACTGTTTTGAATAAGAATTTTATAGTCTACAATAAAGAACATTATAGATTAACACATTTACTAGAATATGGTCATGCCACAGTAAATGGGGGTAGAGTTCCGCCAAGACCACATATAAAACAAGCTGAAGAAAGAGGAATACAATTCTTCGAAAAAGAAGTTAGGAAGATGATAAATGGCAAATAGAATTAATCCAATAGAACTTTTTAAACCTTTGAACATACCAGTTGGATATTTTAAGAATCCAAAGCCAGGGACTGTGCCATTTATGGTTTATTATGGTGTAGGTATGGATAGCACAATAGCAGATAATATAAATTATTTTAATGTGCAGAGGTTTAATATTGAGTTATATACACTTGAAAAGAGATTCGATTTAGAGGATAAAATCGAAAAAATATTGATAGAAAACGAAATAATTTTTGAAAAGGGGCTAGATATTTTTATTCCAGAGGATAAAACATTCATGGTCCCTTATTACATTTAAGGAGGAATAAAATGGCTAATAAAAACAAGGTTGAATTTGGTTTATCAAATGTGCATGTAGCAATTGAGAAAGGCGACGGTTGGGATATCCCAAAACACATTCCTGGTGCGGTAACTTTCACACCTTCTGCTGAAGCTGACGATTTCCATTTTTATGCAGATGATGGAGATTATTACAACGAATCTACAGATAACGGCTATTCTGGTGAATTATCTATGGCAATATTACCAGATTGGTTTTTAGGGGCTGTTCTAGGCTATAAAAAATTAGAAGATGGTGGAATTGTTGAAATAAAAAACGCACCTAAGAAAAGATTCTGTCTGATTTTTGAAGGCAAGGGAGATAAAGAAAAAACTAGACACATCTTCATAAACTGTGGTGCAGGCAAACCAACAGAGGAATTTAAGACCCTCGAAGATAAAAAAGAAATAAGAGTTCAAACAATGCCTATTACAGTTTCAGGTGATTTGGAATCTGGTGTAATTAAATTAAAATACAGAGAATCTGATACAGGATATTCAACACTATTTACTAAGATTCCAGATTTCAAAGGTGGAAAAGAGATAACTGCAGAAGAAAGTGTGTGATTGTAAATGCAAAAAATAATAAACATTGATGGAAAAGACATTCTGTTTAAAACATCAGGCGGATTTTTTAAAAGATATAAAACACAATTTAAAAGAGATCCAATAGCAGATATTTTTTCTTTGATGGATCTTCAAGGTAAAAATGGAGAAATAGATTTAAGAAGTTTTGATGCTGAAGTCTTACAAGATATCTGTTGGGCTTTAGCACAAAATGCAGATAAATCTATTGCTCCACCTGAAGAGTGGCTAGATCAATTTGAAGAATTTCCAATTGCTGACGTAATCGTAGAGGTGATGGATTTAATAATTAGATCTATTTCCAGTTCCATTGAACCAAAAAAAAACTCGAAGAAGAATCCAAAGATTTAATAAAAATTGAAAACATCTATGTTGGAGCAATCGAGAGAGGATTATCAATTGAAGATATGGATGAAATGGATTTGGGCGACATCATTGATTATGTAATAACTTATAACAATATGCATGATGAAGATGATGAAGAAACTGAAACAGTTAGAAAAGCAACTCAAGAAGACTGGAACAATTTGTAACAAGGGTACAAAGCATACCCTTGTTTTTATTTATAAAGTGAGGTGAAATAATGGCTGGAAACATACGAGGGATTACAATTGAAATTGGTGGCGACACTACAACTTTACAAAAAGCATTAAAAGATGTAGAAGGAAAATCCAGAGAGCTTAATAAGGAGCTTAGAGACATTGATAAATCAATGAAATTTAACCCTGATTCCTTCGAATTGCTAGATCAAAAAGCAAGAGTGGCTAAAGAAGCTATAGCAAACTTAAAGGATAAACTGACTACTTTAAAGGATGCACAAGAACAAGCTTCTCAAGCTTTAGAGAATGGCGACATAGGACAAGATCAATACGATGCTCTTAGTCGTGAAATATTAAAAACTGAAAACCAATTAAAATCATACGAAAAAACCTTGAAAGAGTCCTCACAAGAAGAAGTTGAAAGTAAAAAAGCAGCAGATGAAAGAAAGAAGTCCCTTGAAGACTTACAAAAAAGCGGTGAGCAACTAAAACAAGAAGAAGAAAAACTTTCAAAGGAATTTAAATTGCAAGTTGCAGAAATGGGCAACAATGCAAAAGAATCTGAAAAACTTGCTGCAAAAAAAGAATATTTGTCCAAGGCCATTGCTAACGCTGCAGAACAAGTTGTAAATCTAGAAAAACAATTATCAGATGCTAAACAAGTTTATGGAGAAAACTCCGATGAAGTTGCAAAACTTGAAGCAAAGTTAGCAGATGCTAAAACTTCAGCAGCAAACTTTGCTAACGAGTTTCAAGCAATGGGTGGAAAGCTGACAGAGGTGTCAAAGAAGTTCACTGAAGTTGGAGATAAGATAGAGAGCATTGGAAAATCAATGTCCACTAAGGTTACTGCACCAATAGCTGCAGGATTTGCAGTTGCTTTTAAAGGTGCAGCAGATCTTGAAGATGCAATGGGGGCGACTAAGCAAGTCTTTGGAGATCACGCTAAAGATGTTGATACTTGGACTAGTAACATTGAAGATTACTACGGAGTATCAAAAAAAGAAGCTCTTGAATATGCAAATACTATGGGTTCTATGCTTAAAAACATTGGCGGCAAAACTGATAAAGAAGCAGCGGAAATGTCTGAAAAGTTGGTAAAACTTGCAGGCGATTTATCTGCCATGTTTGGCGGAAGAACGGAAGATGCAGTTAGAGCCTTAACTGGTGCTTTAAAAGGTAATAATTCCATGCTAGACAACTATGGAATGGGAGTTAACGAAGCGACAGTTAAAACGAAAGCCATGGAAATGGGACTTGTTGGTGAAAAAGAGCAAATGTCTTTAGCTGCTAAACAAGCCGCCACACTAGCACTTATCATGGAACAAACTGGAGATGCACAAGGTCAAGCAGCAAGAGAAGCAGACGGCGCATCTGGGACCATGAAAGCTTTTCAAAAGAATTTAAAAGATTTTAAAGACACTCTAGGTGAAGAATTAATTCCAATAATAACTCCCTTTATAAAACAATTAAATGAGTTGATTAAAAAGTTTGGTAAGTTAAAACCTAGCACAAAAAAAGCAATAGTAGGATTTGGATTATTACTCGCTGCCATAGGACCAATATTAACAATATTTGGCAAACTCATGAAGGTAATTGGTACTTTTTCGGGGGCTATGGCTATTGTAAAAGGTGCTACTACTGCTGGAGCTACACCTGCGATGATTGGATTATCTAAAGTTATTCCAGTTCTTGTAAAAGGGTTTGGATTAATTAAAGGTGTTTGCGTAGCTGTTGGTGCAGCTTTAGGAGGCGGTCCAGTAGTGGGTGCTTTAGCACTCGCTGCAGCAATTGGCGCTGTAATTGTAGCTATTAAAAATTGGGATAAAATAAAAGAATTCTTTAAAGATGTGGGAGAAAAAATTGCTGAGTTTTGTGGGGACGCAAAAGAAAAACTCGGCGAGTTTGGCGAGCACATGAAAGAAACTTTTAGTGAGACATGGTCTAACATGAAAGAAGAATTATCCAAAGAATGGTCTGATATGAAGGATAGTCTTTCTGAAAGCTGGAACAATATAAAAGAAAACGCAGGAGAAACTTGGTCAAATATTCAGGAAAGTTTGTCAGAAAAATGGAACTCTATAAAAGAGAAAGCTAAAGAATGGGGTTCTACAATCAAAGATACTTTATCAGAAACCTGGACTGAATTCTCTAGCAAGACCAGCGAAGCTTGGGGCAATATACATCAAACATTAGGTGAAAAATGGAACGGAATTAAGGAAAAAGCAAAAGAATGGGGATCCAATTTAAAAGAAGAATTATCAGGTGTTTGGGGAGATTTTTCAGAAAATCTTGGACAAACATGGGATGGAATTAAAGAAAGTCTATCTGAAAAATGGGGCAGCATAAGTGAGTCAGCTAAACAAAACTTTGATAGTATGGGCGAAACTATAAATCAAGCTTTTAATGGCATCAAAGATGGCGCTGGAAATATAATTGAGTCCGTCGTAAGTGGAATGTCTGGTAAATGGGAGAATATGAAAACCAATGCTGCAAATGCTTGGGACTCAATGAAAGATACATTAAAAAACAAAGTATCAGATATTGGAGATGCAATAAAAAAATTAGGTGGTTTAAAAGACTGGTTCTCTGATTTATGGAATAATATAAAAGAAAGAACTAGTCAAAAATGGCAAGCTATAAAAGAAGCAGCCATGGGACCTTTAAAAGCATTGTTGCAAAATATCAGAGACTTTTTTAACAAAGTTAAGGATTTGTTTAATATAAAATTAGAATTTCCAAAAATTAAATTGCCGAAATTTAAATTAGAAGGCAAGTTTTCCCTTAATCCGCCATCTGTACCAAAACTTTCAGTTCAATGGAATAAAATGGGTGGTATTTTTAAAAAACCTACAATTTTTGCTACTCCTAATGGATATCAAGGTGTTGGTGAAGCTGGTGCTGAAGCAATAATTCCAATTGAAAAACTAAAGGACTACATGAGTGAAGTTTTAGATAAAAAACAAGATAAAGGCGGAGACACTTATATATTCAATGTTAAATTTGATGAAATAAGTGAGTTAGAACAATTCATAAAAATGGCAAAGGCTAAAAAAAGAATAGCAAAGCAAGGTGATGTAAATGCCTAGTATCAAATTACCTTTAGAGGATAAATTTTTCAAAAATATAACAGTTGTGTGGACACAGGCTCGTGATCCTTTTAAGAAACATCATTATGATAAACTTAAGGAACATTCTAATGGAAAATATTTATTTGGAATAGATACCGGTAATTTTACAAATGCTGACCTGGTAGAGAGGAATTATTACAACTATCCTAACAACAAAACTTTATTTAGTTTTTCAAAAGAACTAAATGAGTTAATACCTGAAAACACTTATCTTAAAAAGATTGAATTATATATCTATGTTAAAAAAAATTCAGAAAATTTAATGTCTCCAGCTGAGATAGCTTTATCTTTTCAAAAAGGAGAACCTGAAGATACAAACAACTCTGGGAAATCATACAATGAAAAATATACGAAACATTACTTTAAAGATGGATGGAATAAATTTGAGTTTACCAGTGATTTTTTAGATATTAGTGCAAAATTTAGAAGTTTAAACTTAGCCATATTTGAAAGGTCCATATTTGAAAGTAATTTACAATTCACGGACAAAGATTTAGGCTTAACCACTATAGAAAATGCTAAAAATTTTTTAGTTCCTTATGATTCTTATAACGATTCTAATCCCCCATATGCAATAGTTGAATACGGATTTAATAAACCTAAAAGTGCTGATTCATTAACACCCGATAATAAAACTGTAAATCCAAGAACACCAATTAGATTTACTTGGAATACAAAAATAGCACAGACAGTCTATGAACTGTCTTATAGTATTAATGGGGGAAGTTATAAAACTATAACGAAGACTACTGTTGATAGATTTTATAACATGCCTGCTGACACAATAAAGGATTTCAGTGGGTCTGTAAATTGGAAGGTTAGGGTTAAAGATGAGTCAGACACATGGTCTGATTATCAAGAAGCAAGTTTTACTTTAGGTGTTCCTGAGCAAATAGCTCCAAGGCTTATTTATCCTACTGGGTCCTATATTAAAAACACAGAACCCTTGGAATTCTCATGGGCATTTGTTACAGATACAATAGAAGAACAAAAATCTTATGAGCTGCAATACAGAATTAACAATGGAGATTGGAAAAGTATAAGCGAAGAAACAAGCAGAACTAATTATACTTTAAATGATATACGCTCATTTGGAACTTCGACGGGACAATGGAGAGTTAGAGTTACAAATAATTATGGCGAAGAATCTCAATGGTCAGAAATTGGAAAGTTTCAAGTTTATGGAGTTCCACCAAGACCACAAATTGTAAGTGTAAGCAATAAGAACCTACCAACAATAAAATGGTATTCGGACCAGCAAGAAATGTTCAGAATAAGAATAATAGACAAAGATAATAACTGTATTTATGACTCTGATTTTATTTTAGACTATGCAAATAAAGAATTTAAAATTCCTAAAATTATAAACAATGGAAAATACACCTTCACTCTAACTATAAAAAACAAATATGGAATAGATTCAGAAAAAGCCGAACTAACCCAAGAAATTGAAGTTATTAATAAAAAAGAAGTTGATTTTAATATTTTTAAATCAGATTATTTTTTAGAACTAGTTTCAAAAGAATCAAACTTTTCTGTAATAAGGGATGGAAAAACAATAGGTAAATCTAAAGATGGTGTGTTTAAAGACTATACAGGTGCTAATGGTAAATATTACGATTATCAAATTATGATTGAATCAGATGACGAAATAAACCTCAGCAAAGTTATAAAAGCTAAGGTAGACTTCATAGGTTGTACACTAGCAAACATTAATAATCTAAGTGATTTTATTGTTCTAAGATATAATGTTGATAACTTGCCTGGTAGATCTCTAGAAATATCAATTAATGCTAATGAAATAGAAATAGAAGGGTCAAAATATCCTTTTATAGAATATGGAGATACGGTATTAGACCAAAAATCCTATGATTTTTTTATAAAAGATAAGGTTAAGTTAACAAATATGATTGAACGAAAAGAAGAGTTCTTGCTTAGGGATTATTATGGAGATAACATTTGTGGTGTTATCAAAAATATTGGACTTAATAAAAATAGGTTTGGTTATGAATTAAACTTTACTATATTGAGGACGAGTGACAAATATGAATAGAAAAGTAAGTTATAGGTATGAACTCTTAAATAAGAATAATTTAAAAATAGGAGATCTGGACATGATGTCTGGATCTATTGATTGTAAAGCTGATGCAAAGATTAAGAAGAGTGGAAGTTTTCAAATTTCAGAAAGTATTTTCAAGGACATAGATTATCTCAATGATAGAATATGTCCTTATATAATTATTGACGGAATTAGTTATCCGCTTGGTATATTTCTCATATCTGGAAAAGATAGACAAAAAAGAAATGGTGCTGTCTATAGGAATATTGAAGCCTTTGATCTTACCCAAATACTTTTAGAGGATAAAATTATAGATAGATATTATGTAAAGGAAGGCACGAGTTATTACATTTTAATTAAACAACTAATTGAAAGTGCTGGAATTTTTCAAACTCAAATTGTTTATACAGATTTAAAAGTACAAAGAGATAGAGAGTTTGAATTAGGCGCTTCGAAGATTGACATCATAAATGCTCTCTTAGAAGAAATAAATTATACTAACGTTTATGTCGACGAAAGAGGATTTGTGAGTGCCAAGCCTTATATTATCCCTACTCTTAGAGAAATACAACATAGATACGTTGTTGGTGAGAATTTAAAAATTCAAAAGGATAGTCTTAGAGAAGAGCTTGATATTTTTAATACACCTAATGTTTATGTCGGTGTAGTTAGCAATAGTGAACAAGAAACTTTTAAAGCTGTGTATGTAAATGATAATCCTACTAGCCCATTAAGCACCGTCTCAAGAAATAGGAACATAGTGAAAGTAATAAATGTTTCTGATATAGCAAACCCAAATGTTCTTGAAGGATATATAAAAAGAGTCGCTTATGAAGAATCAAATGCTTACTCAGTTATAGGTTTTCAAACATTAAATGAACCAGGGCATTCTTTTGGAGATTGTATATATATAAAAGACAAGGATTTCAATTTAGGTCATAAATATATTGAAACTGGGTGGAGTATGGAATTAAAAGCAGGAGCTACAATGAACCATACAGCGAGGAGGGTTGTTATTCTATGAATAAAATGGCTGAAGTAGTAGGTCTTTTTGAAAATGGAACTGCTAAAGTTAAATTTGATGGAGAAGAAGTTGCATCTGAAAAAGAATATGGTTTTCTAAGGCACTATATCCCAAAAGTTGGAGATAAAGTTTTTATGATGGAATTTAATGGATCTTATATTATTTTTGATGCTGTAGACTATCAGGTTCCCAGTCAAAAACCAATTAATTTGAATTATATTAAGGGAAATACAACAATTGAGGGAGATTTAACATTAAAAGGTGGTCCTACAACTGTAGAAGCTGTTAATGGCAAGTTTACTAATATTAAATCTGAAAAGATTGAAGCGAAAAACATAGAAGAGAAGTTTCGCGATTATAAAGAAATTATTGACACTAATAAAAAAACTATAGAGGATGTAAAGGCAGCAACTACAAAGGCACAAAACACAGCTGATAATGCTCAGAGTACAGCAAACAGTGCTCAGAGTACAGCAAACAGTGCTCAGAGTACAGCAAACAGTGCAAGGAGCACAGCTGCACAGTTACAAGGTTCCATATCTAGCATCAACATGCAAATAAGTAATATTAATACTCAAATTGCAATGTTAAGAGCTAGGATTAGATAGGAGGTGCGTATAATTGCAAAATAAAATATTTAGATTTAATTTAGACATCAAAGAAAAAGAATTTAAGACAGATTTTAACTTGGTCCAACTAGACAATACGTCTATGTTGGTAATTAAATTATTTGATGAAGGTAATAAGGTAGAAACTACTGAAGGGGATAGAGCCGAAATTGCAATAGATAAAAATGACAATACTTTTTGTGTTTTACCATGTAATTTATATAATAATGAAGTAAATTGTACCTTAGATTCAAACGCATTAGCTTCGCCAGGTTGGACAAATTGTGAGGTTAGAATACTTAATGAAGGTAAAATCTTAACATCTGCTAGATTTAAAATTTACATTAGAGAAAATATTGTAAATAATGAAAAGATTAAATCTACAACAGAGTATAAAGCTTTAGAAGAGCTTATCAATGAAGCTAAAATCATGCAGGAAAGCTTAAAAAAAGGCGAAACTGTAATTGAAGATGTAAATAAAATTAAAAATGATCTTACGGAAATTAAAGAATCCATACTTAATAAGAGCAAAGAAATAAATAATAATTTGGCAGTTGCTGATGAAAAAATAAATTTAATTAAAACTTATATATCAAAATCTGAAACTGCAATTAATAATTTGGCTAACAATCAAAACAAAATTGATAGTTTATCCAATCTATTAAAAGAATTAGAAAAGATTAAGTTGACATTAGATGAACTTAACGCAAGTGTAAATAAAGCAAATACCAAAAAGACTGAATTAGATACAAGCATAGAGAATGCAAACAGAGAGAAAACTGAACTAGATTCCAGTGTAGAAAATGCAAAGACACAAAATACAAATTTAAAAAACACTATTACTGAAGCAGAAACTGCAGAAAGTTCTTTGGAAACATCAACTCAAAAAGGAATAAGCCAACAATCTAATTTGGAAAAAACGATAGCTGATTCTGTTAAAAAAAATAAAATTTTAAGTGATACAAATACAAAATCTGAAACACTTAATGGAGATTTAAATGTTTTATCTCAAGACTTAACAAATAAAATTACTGATGGTGGCAGTTTAAACTCAAATCTTGCTACAAGCATAAGCGATGCAGGAAATGCAAAGAAAAATTTAGACGGAAGTATAAATGACGCTGAAAATACAAATACTACTTTAAAGGCAACAGACACTGAAGCTAAGAAAACTGAAGTTTTAATAAAGAATTTAATGAATCAGTTAGGGAAAACAAAGAACGAAGTAGAACAAATTATAACTTCTGGGGACTTGTCACAGTATGTAACAGACCCGAAACTACAAGAAGCTTTGAAATCTTATGCAACTAAGGAAGATTTATCAAAGATAGATGTTACAAGCCAGCTTGTAGACTATGCAAAGAAAACGGAAATTCCCACAAAGTTATCTGAATTACAAAGTGACACAAATAATAGAACTGTAACTGATGCAGAAAAAAATAAGTTGGAAAATATTGAAGATGGAGCAGAAAAAAATAAAATTACTTCAGTAAATCAAAAAACAGGGGATGTAGTTTTAAAAATTTCAGATTTAGAAAATGACAAAAACTTTAAAACTGAAGTAGAGATTCAAGAATTAATTAATAACTCTAAAAAGCTAAAAAAAGAAGTTGTTACATCACTACCATCTACAGGAAAAGAAGATATAATTTATCTTTTAAAAAATAAGAATGACAATAACAACTTTTATACCGAATATCTTTGGATAGGTGGTAAATGGGAGATTATTGGAGATACTAAGGTTGACTTAACCGATTATGCAAAAAAATCTGATATTAAAACAAAGCTATCTGAAATGGTAGAGGACAGCACGCATAGGGTCGTAACAGACACCGAAAAAACTACATGGAATAACAAGGTCGATAAGATAAATGGTAAGAGTTTATCCAGCAATGACTTTACTAATGAAGATAAGGGAAAAGTTGATGCCATCCCTCTTAACCCAAAATACACCGATACAATAACAAGAATTGCAGGGAAAACTGGAGACATCACAAAAAAAGATTTGGAAAGCCTTGGTATTGGTGGAATTTCTGAAGATGAAGCTGCAGCTATTTCATTGAAGTTAATTTATACTGATTATCTATTTTCTGATGCTAAAGACTTATATAATAAGTTGAATCTAGCAAGTGGAACAAATTTTTCTCCTACAATAAAAACCACTGATAATTTAGTTAATTCTGATGTAGCTACAAAGGAATTAATAAATAATAAATTAGCTTGGGGATGGGCACTTAAAAGCATTAGCTTTATAGACAAGATGTCAGGATCAAGTACAGCAATGAATGCAGTTGCTAATTCAAGTACAGCAATGAATGCAGTTGCTAATTCAAGTACAGCAATGAAT